ACAGTTTCTCACTAAAACTGACAAAAGGAGAAATAAGCGCTCTCAACGCTAAAAGTTTGGTACAAGGTTAAGAGTAGATGCAATATTTCCAATATAGCTTATCCAGCACTGTAAATTATAAGTGCTAGAACTGCCATTGGTCACATTATATGTAGCATAATTCGAACTAAAAGTGAACGCGCTTTCCGCATTAGCGTATAGCACGAACGCCGTAGACGATTTAAGAACAGCATACATGGTCATGCCATCAGAGACGGCATTGACGGGATTCGACCCAAAATCGTCACCCCACGTCAACAAGTTATTAACGGTAATATTAGTCCAACTACCAGCTGCACTATTAGTGACGTCCAAAATAATTTTGTAAACATCACCAACAGTAGCGCCTGTAGGCAACACTGAATTACCGTTACTTATATTAGTGCCTGTCACTACAGGGGCCAACAAAGTTGTACCCTGAGTAGTAGTCGTACTAGTTTGTGCAACATTAATCTGATTCCACGTTATACGTGAAATAGGTAATGATAACAATCTAGGCGACAATTGTTGTTCAGCAAACTCAACCTCATAATCAATAATAACATAGCCGGGGGAATCAGTAGTACTTGTTTTACTTAACAAGAACAACTCACCTTCAGCAAAATCATTAACTACTGATGACATACCATAATCGGTACTGCACCAGCATGATTTGAGATTAGCTTGCATGCTATGGTTAGTCCATTGCGGACCAATAACCGTATCTTCATCCGTTAACACATACTGCAGCAGGTTAGTACTAGTCTGATTAAGAAAAACCGAATTCCGGTTCTTTCCATAATAAAACATGACATCACCTGTTGAAGATGTAGCTGACGAAGTAATATAATGCGCTACAAAACGTTTCCATCGAAACTTTTGATACATTTGCATGTAGTTACGCAAATTAGAATCTACAAAAGCGGCCGGTGTGAGTGGAATCCCACCGGTCAAACACCATGTAGTAATTGTATAGGTGCTGATAGGCGTAAACGCCATATCACGGCCGCGCACAATAACGCCGTTCCTAGAACGAACGACGCTGGCAGCCGCACCTCGAATCGAATTTCCAATCGCCACAGGAGCGGTATTGATGCTCGAAACTGGTCCAAACATCTGACCACCACCTGCAGCCATCGGATTCGATTGTCTTTTGGCCTTCTTGGCCTTCTTCTTAATTTGTTTGTTACCCTTATTAGGGTTAACTTGAGCTTGTTTATTAACAGCTTTAACTATAACGATCTTCTTTTTCGCCATTTATTACCCTTCCTCCTACCAAATGCTTCGCCATACGTGGATAGAAAAACTGGGTCATAAACTACAGGGACATTACTGCCGATATGCTCAGCGGCATCCAACGAGGATGTAGCGTAACCAGTCGCTGTATAAACAGGTTTTGGGCACTCGACTAACCCGGAACTACCCGTATAAACAGGAGGATTGGTTCCTACAAGCGGGTTGTAAACCGGCTGAGTCGACAGTAAAGTCTCAATTTGCTGTAATGAAGGATTTGGGTCCGACTCGTAGAGGGACAAAATATCCTTAATATAAGCATCTTGATTTGTAGTTAGATCCATTAAATCTAACATGTTACGCACAGCACCATATAGAGCACCAAGCGGACCAGCAGAGAAAAATCCCTTAGCTAGCCCGCTAGCCGCACGCAAAGTCTGATTCCCATAATTTACTGCGTAGCTTGCTAGTTGCGGAAACGCACCAACAAGTTTATCAGCCTCTCGTGAATACAGAATATCTGCGGCAGCACGATGCCCATAATCGCTGTAACGAGCATAAGCGGTGTCGTGAAGTCTCGACAACGCATCTAATTGATCAATGGGCTTCATATTCCCAAACATAACACTTGTTTGAAATACACCATTGGACCTATACGGTCCTGTGTAATTCGGAATCATTTTCACCCACCACCAACTCCCACGCAACGCAACAACATCTATTAAGCATCATCTACAAATGATGCATCGCAAGTACTGGATCGTACTCGCTGCATTCATCTGCAGAACTTTCCATACCTTTACTCTTATACTGGAGCCACCGCTGCCCCCATAAGAAGGTATCAGGAAACAAATCAGGATCTGATTTTTGAAAGTGCTTATACATTTTCACCAAAAATTTAAACATTTTGTTATTCCAACAATGATTAATCATATGAGAGCCAAGCGCACTCGCTAAGTTCTCTTTCTTAATTCGTAACAAATTTTCAACATGTTTAGTGATACGTTTCGGATACGCTTTAACGACGCCTTCCTCAATCTTAAACTCAGTACTAAAAAACTCACTTCCATGAAAGGGAGTCGTTTCGTAAGTCAATTTAAAACCAAGTTTTAAGGCTTCATCAACGTATTTATCAACCAAAGTCATATCTTCAAACGCCTGCATAGTATCATCACCACCACCGATGAATGGATACTTATCTGCATTACATATG